GGCTGAGCAGTGATAGTTACTGCAGATGCTACGTCAGCTGCGATTGTATCATCGGCCTGAGTTTCGTTAGCATTGGTATCTGGGTTTCCAAGTGCAACTAGCTTTTCTGCCTTGTGGCGAGTATTTCCTGCAGCATCAGTATAAGTAAAATATGACCACCAACCAGGACCATCAATACCACGTTGACGGTTTTCATTTAGTCTTGCTTCGGTTTCATCTACAAATACAATTGTTTTTGCTTGTGATGATGCAGCAATAGTTCTTTCGACTTTAGTTTTATTTGCGTTAGAGTCAGTTCTTCCGTATAGAGACATCTAAAAAATCCTCTTGAAATTTTTATTCTATTAATATTTATAAAAAATGGGGAGTCACCTCCCCAACATTTTTTTAATTGTATTTTTAGTAAAATCTATTATAGTATTCTCTTTGAATCTTTTAGTTTTACCTAAGTACTCTGAACCTGCTAGGAGTAGAATTAAAATTAACTCTACTCCCCAGTTCAGAAGTAAACATTCAATCACTTACAATCTCTAAGAAGTGCAGTTCTTACAGTTGTAGCAAGTACATTATCAATATCATTATCAGTGGTATTTACATAACGATCAAGTAGTTCACAAACAAGTCGCTTTGTATGGCAACTATTCATTGCAGCTAAGAGTAGTGGTTTAACTACGTCTACTAATACTCCCATGATGTTCTCCTATAATGGATCATCTATATTTATTATTAATGTTCCCTTCTATAAGCACCAACTGTACCTGGCTTTTGACGCTGAGGACCATATCTAGAAGCAGCTCTAACAGTACGTTCAAGATTTCTCGCTGCAATATCTGCAGAAGCTCTAGTCACCATCTGATCTTTAGTTTTTCTTACCTTATCAATAGATGACTGAGTTGATCTTTGATAATTTTCAAGATCCTCATCTTCACATCTCATATCAACCTGAGGATTGATAATTACACCATCCTTTCTTCTACCCCTGACATCTGGAGTATTATCAGTTCTATTAGTCTGAGTTAGGCTGACAAACTTTCCAGTTGCTTCATCTCCACTATTCTTTTCAGTTAGTTGTCTCCAATCTGCGAAAGCAAATCTTTCGATATCAAAAGTGTTATAAAGAGTTTCTTCGATGATTTCACGAGCTGAAGGTCCAGACTCTTCCACCATTAGCATTGCCTGCTCTAGGAAATAGTCAAAGTGCTCTTGATCGAGAGATTCAAAGATTTCCTGAACTTCATCATAATTGAATGCAATTTCAGACTCAAGGAAGTAGTGAGTTAGAAGTTCCTTTTCTTCCTGTTTCATTTTTTTTCCAATATATCTACTCACTCCAACAGTAACTCCAGCAACTTCCGCTGCACGTCTTGCAGCTACATTTCCTGCAGTATTTATTGTTTTTTTAAGGAGTTTAGTATCTCTCTTTGCTCTTGCTTGAAGTGCTCCAAGAATACCACCCTTTGATTTTTCTTTAGTTTGTGTTGGTGTTGATTTAGTTTCTGGCTGAGATCTCTTCGCCATTGCAATTTTAGATTGGCTCTGCAATGCAGCCTTCATACCAGATGTTTTTGATGGCTCTCTTTCTCTTTCTGCCTTTCTTGCTTTATGCTCAGGTGTTGCTTCGATTGATTTTGTTTTAGCTGCTCCATATATAGAACGAATTGGCGTACCACTCTTGGCCATTCCAGAACCACGAACCTTAGTTCCACCAGCACCACGTCTCCACTCTAGAAGAACTTCTTCAGTTGAAATCTCATCTACAAAATCACAGAAGTCATCAAGACCCATCTCTTCGATTAGAATATCAATCCCGTACTCATTGAGACCTTCTGATAGAAAATACTCAGTTGCAATTTCTGCAACATCTTCCATCTTCACACACTTGTCTTTGCCATTTTTAGTTCCAGCAAACCTATATTTGTCCCAGCAAGCCTTGCCATCAGCACCTTGCTCTTTACCTTCTTTATTCTTTGCTTCAGTGGTAAACTCTTCGCCCATTGGTGGACGATTTCTAACTGCATCAATTTTATTTGCTCTCTTGTTTTGCCCTCTTGATCTCAATGCAGTTGCTCTTGTTTCCATTCGTTTTGCAGGAGTCATTGCAAGCTCAGGCTTTTGCTTTCTCGCAAAATCTCCAGATGGTTCACCTTGATGATATCCAGTTGTTGGTCCAGTTGATCCACCAGAATAAAACTTAGATCTTCTAGGATCAGAAACATCTTTACCTTGTTGCCTATTGCGCCAATGTGTGGCATGTGCTTGCTGAGAAGGTGATCTTCTCCCAGTAGGTTTTCCAGTTTGTGGATCAATATGTCCGCCATATCCTTTTACTTCATCTAGCTGATCATCAGAATTTCTATTTCTCCAAAGCTCAGCAACGTAATCTACAGCTTCATTTCTGGCCTTACGTGTTCTGGCCTTACGTGTTCTGGTTTTACGTACATCATCACCAGGCTCGTACCACTCACCATCACAATCAGAATCTTGCCAACGCTTACCAGCTCTAGCAGCTCTCTTGTGTGCTGCTTTTGACATCTTTCTCTCTTGAAGTTCTAGTTCTTCCTTCTTCATTCCACCTCGTGCATTCAATTTAGCCTGAATACGCTGCTTCATTTCTGGCATTGAAGCTACATTATAAAGTGCTAGAGTTGGAGCACTGAATGTTTTGCCATTTGTATATACAGCAACATCCATGTAATCTCTAACTTTTTTATCTTCAAGAAGAGTTAGAGCATACTCAAGAGTTTGATCAATTAGATTTTCGTTTAGATACTGCTCTTGAGCATCCACATCACCCGGAAAATATGATTGAACAGTTTCAACCATCTTTGTAGCCTTATACATCATGTCAGGAGTAAGTGACATGAATTGTGAGACAATAGATAAATCCATATTCTGTACGTTATTGAAGTTCTATTTATTATTATTTATCTTTTCGCTTACCTTTAGTAAATGACTTAACTGGCTCCGAAGGATGCATTCGTTGTAGATATTCACGATAATCATCCGTACCAATTTCTAATGCCTTTGGATGATAACTCAAATCTTTAATCCATGTACGATGAATTTTCTTCTGCTCATCTACAAAGATTACATAGTTAGATCCACGAGTGACAATCTTTCCAGATATGCCAGTGACTGAATCTATTACATGTTCACCAAGATTGTAGATATTTCCCTGATAATATTCTTCACGAAGATTATCAATATCTAGATTTGGAGATATTTTCCAAAGTTCTTCTTTTAAGTTTAATGCATTTCTAACTTGCATATAGATTGCACGGCATTCTTTTTTGCTTACTGTGCCAGGCAATCCTTGCTTAAATGTTTCGTAATCATTTTCAAGTGCTGCTTTACGCATCATTGAACTTGTGATGCCTTCAGTTTTATCTGTGTCTGGATCAGACATTCCAGCACCAACAACTTCTACTCCATAAAAATCATAAACAGTTCCGTTATATTTTTGTGCAATCTTTTCATATTTCTGTACGTTTTCATCGCCACACATAATGACTACATGATGATACCCTTCGTCATGTAGAGATGTTAGAATATCATAAATGTTATCACCGTTCTCGGGATCATTGATAATATTCTCTGCATGATTAGTGAAGATATGCTGAAGAATATTATACTTGGATTTGAAATCTAGTGGATTTTGCTTTTTGTCTGATGTACGACTTGGGTAAATTCTATATTCAGCATCAAGTTCTTCTGCTTGCTCTTGAACTGCATTCAGCAGATTTTCATGTCCAAGAGAAGGAGGATTAAATCTACCAAAAGTAATAACCACTGCAGGACCCTCACCAGGCTGTAGTTCCGCTGGTGGTTGATCTGCAGTGGTTTGAGATTGAGCTGGAGCTTGTTGCTGAGGCATATTTTGCACATCTGCAACAGAAGCTGGCCCCATTAATGGTTGACCAGCTTTTAATTTCTTCTTATCGTCCTTTGAAATAGGTACTAGCTTTTTGCCACCACCTTCACTTTTAGCTACAACGCTACCTTTAGCATCCGTATAGTAGCCTTTTCCCGCATGAACATATCCTTTTTTCTCCGCTTCTTTACCAGCAGGAGTTCGTGCTTCTGTTATAAATTGCCTAAAAGTTTTCATCAAAAACAAAAGTTCTACATCTATTATTTAGGTTAAAACTTAGTTGCTATAATGGTTTTTGCAGTGGTCAAATACTTTGCTAGTCGATAAATCTCTTCAAAATTTTGCTGATATAGTTTGAAAAAATCTAATCCGTACTTTGCATTTTTATTGTTGCGAGTAGCCTTTGAATAATACTCTTCAAATGTATCTAGATTACCAGATGTTTGAATGAACGATTTGAATATTATAAACAGATAGAAGTTTTGGTTTTTAAAAATAAAGTTTAGAAACGCAGAATTTTTCTTGATGGAACTTTCTGCGTTTCTAAGTGCAATCGTAAATGTTTTATACTGAGAAACTGTGAAATTGAATGACTGCCCGATGGATCTTAGTTTACCTACGTCAGACAGAATCATCGTAGAATTTTTGCCAAATACATCTTTAAGGCAGTCATTAGTGTTCATCAGATGTCTCCTTCTTTACGATTTTCGGAATGGAATACTCGGAATGCTCCTTCTGGGTATCGAGCAGTTAGTTTGTCTACATTAGTTTCTAGAACTTCTTCAAGTGTAGTGCCGAGTGCAATACAACCTTGAGCGATATACCACATAACATCACCCATCTCCTTAATCATATGAATGCGAGACTGTTCATTATATGGTTTGCCTTGGAATGCAATCTTCTTTACAATCTCAGCAAACTCACCACCCTCAGCAGTAAGACCAATTGCAGCGGTCAGTAGTCGGTTCAAATCAACACCTGTTGCGTTTACATGGTCTTCAGGTTGCTTGCGTTCAAGTTCGTTTACACGATTGACAAACTCTTCAGGATTGCTGGAGCAGATACTGGTAGTATCACCAACAAATTCTTGGTATGCGTCAAGACTGATTAGTTTCTTTGTCATATTTTAAAGCCTTCAAATGATCGTTGTGTTTTGGAAAGTTTGGAGTCGTACTCATCGTCTGCTGCCTGTCCGCTTTGGATCAGGCTCTTCTGAGCACTGTCCTCCACATTATACAGCTTCATCTTCGCCCTGTCAATCCCCACCACGAATCTCTTGTAAGCAGTGGGATCATTATATCTGTTCTTAAGCTGTTTAATCATAAGCTGATTTAATTGCTCAAGTTCTTCCGTGCTGATGAGAGCAAACATGAAGTCTGCAGTTGCAGGAAGACCAAAAGACTCTGAAGTATCTGTTAGTTCAACATCAGAGTTGCCGTATCCAGAACGAGTAGTTTGAGTAGCACTTACAATAGGAACATTACATTCCACTGCAAGTCCACGAAGTTCTTCGGCAATCGCCTTTACATATGTATAAGAATTTACAAGAGATCCCTTATACCTAGACGATGCACAAATGTTCAGATAGTCAATGAAGATAATATCTGGTTTAAATCCCTTCTTGAGTGCTAAATCATTTAGCAGAGATTTAAAGTGTCCTACATGAGCTGACGCAGTAGGATACTCTTTAATAATTAACTTACCTCTAGTCTTTTCAGCCAACTTAGATAATTTACTTTCATATGTACTCTTTGGAATATTAGTAATATCCTGGATATTAATATTCAAAAGATTTGCATCAATTCGCTCAGCAATTCGCTCCTCCGCCATTTCAAGAGTGATGTACAGAACGTTCCTGCCTTGCAGTAGGACGGAAGAAGCCACATGGCACATAAAGAGACTTTTTCCGACACCCGTACCAGCCAGAGCGATATTGAGAGTCTTATTAGGCAGACCACCTTTTGTGATCTTGTTAAAAAAGTCAAGGTCGAATGGAATTTTATCTTCCTTCTTGTGGTAAAAATCATAACGAGATTCCGAATCTATGATATAGTCATGGCCAATATGATCATCAAATGAAACTGCAAGTGCATCGGAAAGGATAGAAGGAATAGAATCTTTACTTCTAGTCTTATCCTTGCCGTCTGCGATTTTAACTGAATCTAGTAGAGCCAAATAGATGGCTCTATCCTTACACCATTTTTCAGTAGTATCTAGTAACCATTGTTCATCGAATTTTTCTTCCTTCAAATCATTTACTAAGTTGACTGAAGTTTGAAAAGCATCATCTGAAATATCTTTTCTATTCTCAATCTCAATCTTCAGTACAGATTGAGTAGGAATATGATCGTATTTCATAACATAATTATGAATCTCCTGGAATACAATTTTTTCTGGAAGGAGTTCAAAATATGTTTCCTTAATGAAAGGAATTACTTTTCTTGTATAGGTTTCATCATAAATTAAATTTGAAAGAATTTTAGATTCAATTCGATCCATCAAGCATCATCTCCATCAAAGGTTTCAATTGTACCGTAACTGTACTCTTTTTTAGCACATTCGTCAAGTGCTTCCATCACTTGGGGAGTGAAGAATTTCTCAGGATCCGATAGGATAGCTTTAGCATAAAACTTCCCACCATCAATTTCATAACGACCCCCAGACTTAGTGAAGATTCCGTGCTTTTCACCCAGCTCCAATAGTCCATAGTATTTGTCAAGACCACGTTCATCATAGAATAACCTCGTTTCAATTAGTGAATTTTCTTTAGTAAACCTAGACTTGAATGCTTTACACTTGATGATGTTACCTACTACTTCAGTGCCATCCTTTTCTTTTGATTTGGAAAGATACACGATGGTAGAGGCAGCATACTTCAGACCAGATCCACCACCCATTTCTTTGGTTGGCATGTATGAGCCGATCACATCATAGGTGTGGTTGGTCACGATCATCGGGATGCCTGCGGTGCCCAGCTTGAGGGACAGGATACGGAACACAGACTTGATGACCTGTGAGCGGGTCATGTCACGGGTTTCCTTGCCTTCAGTGGCATCCTGGATCTCCTTGGTGGTCGCAAGCATACCCAGAGAGTCTAGCACAAACATCAGAGGTGGGCGCTCATCCTTCTTAAGTTTCATGTACTCATCAACTACTTTGATTGATTGAGTACGAAACTCTTGCACAGTAGATACTGGAACTAGACCAACACGCTTAGCATCAATACCACGACTGGTCATCATCTCCTTAGTAATGGCAGATTCAGTCTCAAAGTAAATTACTTCTCCAGTAGGATTTTGTTGAAGGAAGTATTTAACGATTGACAGAGCGAAGAAAGTTTTTCCAGTAGATGACTCACCAGCGAGAGCTGTAATCTTGTTGTTAGGTAGCCCCCCAAAAATGCTACCACTAAGGAGAGCATTAAAGATATAACTCCCAGTGTCAACAAAGCCCCCACAATCTCCTGCGGCGACTCCATCTTCGACGATTCCTGCATACTCATTGTCCAGTTC